TTAACGTTGAGGAATGGCTATACAGTTTGTGGCGAGTCAGCGTGTGCAAGCCCAGAAAACTTTAACGCTGAGATTGGGCGTAAAATTGCCAGAGAAAATGCCCGTAATAAAATCTGGTCTCTTGAGGGTTACTTGCTTCGGTCTGTTTTGTCAGGTGAGGTTGTCCGTCATCGGTTAGTCGATGATGAAGCATCTGGTGATTAATAATTAAAAATATCCAATCCGGCCCAGTTAATTCTGGGCTTTTTGTTTCTAGCCTGTCCGTTGATTAGTTACGCATAACCAAGCTATACTACCAAACAACTATTTAACGGAGCTTGCAATGCTCAGCACAATCACCAAGCATCCCGAATTTACGCTCATGCAAGCGGAAGTTACTAAAATCCGTGACTGCGTGCGCGGTGCGTTTTTCGTCAAAGAGAAGACAACTGATTACCTTCCACATCCTTCGAGCCTCGACACAACAAGCAAATCAGCAAACATGCGCTATCAGCAGTATATTGCAGGCGCAGAGTTTGACGAGATCCCATCTCAGACACTGAAGTCATTAGTTGGCAAGATGGAGCTGGAAACGGCAGAGATTGAAGCACCTGAGCGTTTATCTTACCTGTTAGAAGATGCAGACGGCGATGGCATGAGCATCGATGCAATGATGTCTCAGTCTGCGCAAAACGCCTTGGCTGTAAAGTGGCATGTGTTGGTTGCTGACTATCAGGGGTTGTCAGATTTGCCGGTTGAAGGCGTTTCAATCGCAGACCTGAAAGCATTAAACCCACGCGCAACGATCAAGCAATATGCCCGCGAGTCTGTTGTTTACTGGCACTTTGAGCGCATCAACGGCAAGATGCAGCTGTCTTACATCTGCTTCTATGAGCAAGGGTTGCTGTTCAATCCTGCATCAATGGTGCAGAAGAAAATCGATAGTTACCTGATTTTAGCTCTTGATGAAGAAGGTAATTATTACCAGCAAAAAGCCGTTGTCGGCTCAGATGGTTTGCAGCAAGGCGAGCGCAGTTATGTCCAAGTTGGTGGCGCTGCTCTGAAATGGCTTCCTGTGCAGATTGTTTGCGACGAGGCATTGCAGGCTGGTTTCATGCCCGTTGAGGCTGGTTATTTGTCCGGCATTGTTGATTTGACTTTGGCACGCTACCAGGTGAGCGCAGAGTACAAAGAAGCAATGAGGATGCTGCCTCCTACCACTAACTTCTACGGCGTTTCAGACCTAGATTGGGAAGCATTCCAAAAGGTTAACGGCAGAGATTATGTTGCTGTCGGTGCTGGCGCTGTAAACATCTTTGGCAAAGAGGCAAGCGCAGAGCTGTTAACTGCCAATATCTCACTAGAGGGTTATGAGCGGTACTTCAAAGATAATGAAGCCAAGCTGCGAGCATTGGGTGCTGTATTCCCCGCTGACTTATCCGGCAATCGCACAGCTACCGAAGTGCAGACCTACAGCGAGGAGCAATCAAGCCGCTTGGTAGGTTTGGCTAATCAGCTTGAGAACGCATTTACTCGCATTCTGCAATACTGCGGCATGTTTGAAGGATTATGGTCTCAGGATATGGTTGAGCAAAACGACCAAGTTACTATCATGTTGAAGAAAGACTTTAGTCAGTCGCGCATCAGTGCGCAGGATGTTCAGCAGATTCGCGAGAACTACCTTTCGGGGCTGATTGACCGGCAAGAGGCTGTTGACCAGCTTTCAGTTGGCGGCTGGACTGTTGCAACGGCAGAAGACTTGCTAAATCGCTCAGACGGCGGTGATTTGACGCAGTAACGCGTAACCGTTATTATTATGAGTGTCAAGCCGTGCTTGGCATTGGATGAAACTAAACGAGGGTTGTACCCAATGTTGACTAAAGACGAATATGAACAACTGCCAGAAAAGGCACGCGCAGCATTTACGCAAGAGGGCGACCAATTCGTACCCGCGAAAGATGCAAAGCTAAAGCAGACGCTGAACGACCTTGATAACAAGTATCGTGAAACTAGCGCCAAGCTGACAGAATACGAATCAAAGCAGCAGCAGCAACAAGCTGATGCAGAGCGTAAAGCGCTGGAAAAGCTGAAAGCTGAAGGTAAGGTCGATGAGATCCTTGCAGATGCTGAGCGGCGATTAGGCGAAAGCAAAAGTCAGTATGAAGCGCGAATTGAGCGAATGACAAACCAGATTAAGACCGAGAAGCGCTCGGCATTGGTTGCTGATTTGGCTGGCGAAATGGCTACAGATTTAGGCAGTAAGGCATTCAAAGCCTTGATTGCAAGCCGGATTGATGTTGATGCAGAAACCGGCAAAGTAACTTATTTAAACGCCGATGGCAGTGCCTCCGCGTTAGATTTGGCAGGCTTCAAAGCTGAGTTATTGAAAGATGATTCACTAAGCCCGCTGCTAAAAGGCAATATCACCACGTTTGGCGGTGGGTTTGCAAATGGCTCTGTTGGTGGCCGTGCCACTGCAAGCACAGGTAATTTTGGCGGTACACGCGAAGAACGCAAAGCCGCTATTGCAGCTAAGTTTAAACTACCAACATGAGGGCATAACAAATGTCATTATCACAAATGCAAGTCTTTAACGAATACATCATGCCAGCGACAATTGAAACGCTTGGTCAGATGATTAACAAGTTTAACGCAGCGTCAAACGGCTCAATCCGTTTATCGACTACTGCTTTCGACGGTGACTTCCTGCAAGAGTCTTTCTTTGCTGCGATTCACTCAGCTCGTCGCCGTGTTGACCGCTATGCCGCGCAAGCATCAGCATCAGCAACTGACCTGACGCAACTGAAGATGTCAACAGTGAAGATTGCTGGCGGTTTTGGCCCAATCCGCTTTGAGCCGTCACAGCTGACTTGGTTAAACAAACCAACGGCAGAGGGTATCGAAGTAGCAAGCCGTAACTTTGCTGAAGCGCTGCTGCAAGACCAACTGAACACGGCCATTGCTGCATTATGCGCCGCAATCAGCGGTCAAGCTGCCGCAGTAAACGACGTATCAGCATTGACTGCTGGTGCTGGTGCTCTGAACTATGGCGCGTTAAACGGCGCTCACGCTAAGTTTGGCGATGCCTCTGGTAACCTGGTTGCTTCAGTAATGAATGGTCAGGCTTATCACAAGCTGATTGAGAAGAACCTAACCAACGCGCCACAGCTGTTCCAAGCTCAAAACGTTTTGGTTGTGGACATCCTCGGCAAGCCGGTTGTAGTAACAGACTCTCCTGCCCTGTATGTCGCAGGTACTCCAAACAAGCTGCGCGTATTGTCGCTGGTTGACTCTGCTGCAATCGTTCACGATTCCGGCGATGTAATCAGCAACATCGAGACAAGCAACGGTCAGACTCGCATCGAGACAACTATGCAAGTCGATTACACGTTTGGTCTTGGTGTTAAGGGTTACACTTGGGACGAAACAAACGGCGGCAAGTCTCCTACTGATGCTGAAATCGCTACTTCTACCAACTGGGATAAAGTGGCTACAGACATCAAGCATACTGCCGGCGTTCTGACCATCGCAGACGCTGCTCAGTAATAATTAGCGGGGTTCACCCCGCTTTACCACCGAGGTTATGATGAAGCCAGTATATTTACCAATGCCTGTTAGCTTTGAAGAAAAGCGCGAGTGGAACAAGAAAGGATTTAAAGTGGTTGACGCCGCTTTTGCTCCTGCCGACTATGAGCCGCCAATCGAAGAAGATACAACCAAAAAGCAGAAGCCAAAAGGCGGAAGCTCATAAATAAGACCCGCTTCGGCGGGTTTTTTATTGTATGAAATCCGCCCTTGATGCGCTAAACTTTAGGCATTAATTCTGGCGGGCTGAGTATGGGTTATATAATATTAGCGACCGGTAGGCGCGTAACGATACCGACAGCCATAACCGGCAACGCTGGCACCGGCAATTACAGTTTTCGTGTCAGGTCAGGCCCGAACGGAATAACGCTACCAGCATCCGGCGTGGCTGGATTTATCGGCACATCACAAGCCACTGGTTCAAATGGTTTAGCTACAAACGCATCAGGGCAGCTAAGGGTTTACCGCTCAGGAACAAACCTTTACGGCTCAACCACTTCACTGATAACCAGCGGGGTGCAGTTTGACTATACGTTAACTCACCTATCAAGCGGCAACTGGGATATATTCAACAACCTGACAGGCACTGCAACAGGCCAGTCCGGCACATACACACAATCGCAGCTATGGTCAAACGGCGCAAACGGATTAAACCAGCTTGGGCGCTCTAGCAATACCAACGCAGTTTATCTCGTCGGCGACATGGAAATCATCGCCATTACAGGCTTGACCAACGCTCAGGAATACGACGCAAATCTATCAGGCGGCACAGGCTTAACGTTACCCACAACCAGCGGAGTCAACCAAGGCACGCTTGATGGCTTTGGTGCGACTGACGCAGAAAACTGGGGCGGATTCTCGGCTCCATCTGTAACAGCCTCAGCATCCTTTACAATGCCGCAGTTTGTCGTTGCAGTCTCTGCATCAGTCGCAGTGCCGGTTTATTCTGCCGCTGTATCTGTGACCATGCCGCAAATGACTGTGGCTGCGAGCGCAAGCAATAGCGCTCCTGTATACAGCTCATCAGTTTCGTTTGTGATGCCTCAAATGCAGGTTGCAGTAATCGCATCAGCATCGGCCGCAGGCAATTCAGCAGGCATAGCCTTCTCAATGCCTCAGATGGTCGCGGCAATCGACGCAGCATCATCTGTGCCGACTTATAGCACATCTGTCAGCGTAACAATGCCGCAGATGTCGGTTAGCGTTGTGGGTGCGAACGCATTACCGGCAGGCAACACTGCAATAGTCGGCTTTGCAATGCCTCAGTTCACGGTCGCTGCATCTGGCTTGACTTCTGCGCCATCAATCAGCGCGGCAATAAACTTCACCATGCCGCAGATGATCGTGCAGGTGAGCACTTTCGAGGCGGAGTATTTTGCGGCAGACAACATCGAGCTTGCAGAGGTTTCGCGGCATATTGAGCTTGCATCAGCATCAAGCCACATAGAGCTTACCAGCCAATCCGCAGTGCTCGAATTAATAGCAGCGTCAAGACATTTAGAGTACACTAATCCAAGCACACATTTAGAGTGGAGGGCATAGAATGCCATCATTGAACACGGCAGCGCGTAACCACATGGCTGACGCAATCGTTAGCGGCTTCGGCACTGGTACGCTCGTTATTCTAGCAGGCGCAACCGCACTAGCTACGCATTCAGTCCCAAGCATGTCAAACTCTGGCGGCGTCGTGACTGCCGGTGCGATTTCACCTGCAACAAACTCAGCATCAGGCAGAGCGACAAGCGCAACAATAACTCAATCAGGCAGAACTTTAACTCTGTCTGTCGGCATCGAAGGTAGTGGCGCGGAGCTTATTGTGGCAAAGCGTGGGGCGACACCAGATATTACAGACCTTGATTACGTTATCAACGGGCAAAGCACTATTGCAAGCCTTACCATCACATATCCGGCGTCTTAATTATGAGCACAACCTTTGATAAGCAATTAAAGGTCGGGAAGAAAGAGCGGTACACGCTTGGCGTTTCCTCATGGCTTGGCAGTGAGTCTCTGACATCTGCAACTGTTGTTGCTTGCGGCTCATTGCTGACAATCAATAGCTCTGATTATTCCGGTTCGACCATTGGCTTTTTCGCTACCGGTGCAGCCAAGGGCGCAGCAGAGATTATTGTAAGCTATGCCACTGCTACACGCTCAGACTCCATTAAACTAACGGTTGTCGTTATCGCAGCCGATGCTTGCAAGGTGACATAATGGCAGAAGTGATTCAGACCAGCCTGTATCGGCAAGACGGTTTCGTGACTGTGCTAGTTGCAACAATGACCGGCACAAATACATTGCAATTCCAACCTGGCGAGCAGCAGTTTTTGGTTATTGAAAACTCAACCGGTTCGGCAATCAACCCGCTGATTAAAGGCTTGTCAGCGCCTGACGATTACAACGTGCAAGGCTTGGGCGAGATTGACTTATCAGGCGGCTATGCTGTCGGCAGTATCGCTGCGGGCGTTTCAGTGGCTTTGCCATTGCACAACATTCACCGATGGCTTAAAGGCTCAATCGAGCTAACCGGTGTTACTGGTGCAAAGGCGTACATCGTCAATACGACATCTGCTCAGGTGCTAGACCCAGTTTGGATACAAGGCGGAAGGCTTATCGCCTCCGGTCGTTTAACAGTTAATTCGCGTTTGTGGGGGTAATATGGCTATTGGTTTATTAACGGCTGGTGTTAACTCCAGCGACCCAGCGGCTTCGACTGGGCAAGATGTGGCGGATACGGTTAACCACATTCAGGCTCGAGCGCCGATACCAACTTGTGGATATACAGGGCTTTACCAGAATCAGCCGCAAGATATTACAAGTCCAGTACGAAAAGCCGGCAAAGTAGTCACTGTTTTTCACAGTGGTTACTGGACTGGAAGCACCGGAACACCAGCGCTCACGCAGGCGTTTACGGGCTATGATGCCGCTGGGGACGTCACGGGTGTTACGCCAAGGACGCAAAAAGAAATGTTGCAGGTAATTCCTTCCGTCAACACAGCAAGCCGTATAGTGCTTAGTAGCCCATCAACCAACATTATCACGCCTACACTTGGCGGTAAGTTTGGTATGTGGGTTTATGTAGAGTACCCTTCAGGCTCGCTCAGCACAAACATGAGTATTATTGTTAATTTCAGCACTGCGCCAGGTGCATCAACCGAAGCAAACGCCGGTGTGTTCGGATGGACTTCTACAGCAATTCGTCAAGGCTGGAACTTCCTGACGTTTATCATGCGAAACCCAGCGGCATACGTGCCAGGCAGCGGCATCACTGAAACTCAATTTAACGGAACCGCCTTTACAGCTTATGGCACCGGCGCAAACAACAATATCAAAGACAACAATCTTACGTTTATCAGCATCGACATAAACAACGGGCTGAACCACAAGATTTACTTTGACAGCATAATGACGGATTTCGATGCTAAGGCTCAGATTATCCTTGGTTGTGATGCAGGACCAAACCTGAATGAGATTGCCGTGCCAAAGTTTGCTGAATACGGCTGGAAAGGCTATGTCGCAATCACGTTTAGGGTTTGGACGTCAGGTTCTCGCATCGTAAACAATATGAGCAGCTTTTTCTCCGACCAAGTGTCTGGCCCGCTCGCTGCTGGGTGGGATGTGATAAACCACACGCTGAACCATACAGATATGACTACGTTTAGCAGTGCAGCAGAACTGAAGTATGAAATGCAGGGCGTTACTGCTTGGTATGCTCAGCAAAACGCAACAAAAGGCAATGAGTTTTATGCAAGCCCCGGCAGCAAAAGTAACGCGCTGACTTCAAAAGTAATTAGAAGTCTCGGCTACAAACTGCAACGCAACGCAGTGCATCAGTGCAACCATGTAACAGCTTGGGGTGTTGATGATTTAACTGAAATAGGTTCAGTTGATTGGGGTAGTGCAACAAACCCACGAATGGCGCTGATTACTGGCGGTGTTAAAACAGATTTAACTGGCTGGCAGAGATTTAGCAGAATGAAAGATTTTGTTGATTTATGCATTGCTTACGGTTGCGCGTGTTTCCCATTCTGGCACGGCATAACCACAGTTGGCGATGACGGGACTGGGGAGGGGCTGACAGGCGACAACCTGCTAATGTACGCCAGTGCTTTCAACATGATTTGCGAATACATCAGAGCGCAAGAGCTGGCTGGCAACGTGCAAGTATGTAAAGGTATGACTGAATTCTATTACGGGAGAGCGTGATGATTGACCAAATCAAGTGGATGCATTCCTGCTGTGCATGGCATGGCGAATACGCAGAGCACACAACAGAAAGCGGAAAGCTATTGCGCATCAAGCGCGGGCCAAGCGTTGATGGTTATCTGGTTATGGTGTTTCAGGATAACAAATGCCAAACCTTAGATGATGAAGGTGTTCCAGAGTATGAAAATATTACCGAAGCGCAACTTGAACAACTGATGGAGTCGTAACATGGCAACCAAAAAACAAAAGCCGAAAGGCTCAGGCAGCAAGCCGGTCAAGCGGTAAGCTCATCCGACCACAAAAGCCCGTGCATGGTGTAAGCTGTAATCGGGCTTTTTATTTGGATGAATAAAAAAATGACTGACTTAATTTGGGTTGCTGCGTTTTTCGCAATATCCTTCCACAATCCGCAGGCGCTAATCGTCTTTGTCGGCTACATGCTGGCGGAGGTTGCGTTTGTGACTATTGACGATGCTATTTATTACAACTGTGTCGTCGGCCTTATATGCGCGATGTCCGGCGCGGTATTTATCAAGCTTTTATCAACTATTCGAAATGCTTTATTGCTTAACGGCTTTTTATACTGGCTCGCAGCCGTTGACGCTTTTGCTTTTCCGTTAACGGAAACAATGTATTATACTTCATTCAGTTACATAGTCGGCGCGGTTGATTTGTACGTGCTGTTACTGCTCATCGGAGGGCGGCGACTTGAATGCTTTCTGTCTAGCTCTGCTGAGTATTGGATTCTCGCTTGCCGGTATCGTATACTGTGCTTATCGGATTCGGCAGTTAAACAAATTAGAGAAAGAACTAGATGAACAACGACATTGCGCATCAAATCGGGCAGACGATAGTTGACAGCCATCCGGCGCTAGGCAGGTTTGCAGAGTGGGTTGGTGGCGCTGTAACTGTTATTCTGATGTGGATTGGTACAGTCGGCGGCGAGTTTGCGCGAATCTTCGACCCGACCACGTGGACCATGGCGACAATTGCCAGCCTGTTTTCTATCCCTGCCGCGATCATGTATTTCCTAGCCAAATACGCTGAGCGTCGAGTTCTGAAAAAGCAACTTGAAATCTTGGAGGCGAAGAATGGCGATCACACTGGGAACTAATGCATATATCACAGCAGCTGATTACGAAGCCTACGCAGATGAGCGCGGGATTCTACCGAATGCCGTTACACTAGACTCTGACATCATCAAGTCAGCTGACTTCATTGATACCTATTACAACTTCAAGGGCGAAGTCGCTGACCCCGCGCAAGCAATGAAGTTGCCGACCGACCAAGTGACTATTGCCAATATCAAGAAAGCCGCGTTAAAAGCTGTTGAGATGCAACAGGCTGGATTGCTGACTCTTAACCTGGCAGGCGTTGAAACTGGTTTGGTGAAGCGCTTGATGGAAAAGGTTGACGTGCTAGAGACTGAAACGGAATACGTAGAAGGCTCGCAGCAGACGTTTAAGCGCCGCTCGCCAGAATTGGATATGCTGTTGCGTCCTTACACGATTGGCGGCACTAAAGGCGGATTGGTGCGCGTATGAGCTATCTGCCACAGCAAGCAACTGCCGACAGGTTAATCGCTAAGTTTGGTGCGCCTTGTACGCTGTCAACTCAGGCGCAAACCGGTTATGACGGATTAGGCAATCCAGTCAATACGCCATCGGTTAGCATTGCCGGAAACGGAGTAAAGCTGAATTACTCCAAGTCAGAAATTGACGGCTCAGTTATTCAAATGGGCGACGCTAAGTTTCTGCTGTCAACTCGCGCAGTGCCGCTGATTGATATGCGCGTAACGCTTGCTGGTGAAGTTTGGCGGGTTGTTTCGGTTATGCCGCTGTCGCCTGATTCGGTGACTGTGGTTATGTATACTTTACAGCTGCGGAAATAACATGAGCCTATCCACCGACCTGGCAAAAATCGCAGCCAGAAACAAGCAGAAGCTGCTGAAGGTTGCGCAAAATAGCCTGATGCGGGTTGGCGGCTCTATTATTGCTAAGTCTCCTGTTGATAGCGGCAGATTCAAGAACAACTGGCTTGCTGCTTATGGTGCGCCTGACACATCAACCACAGAGAATGTTGCAAAGACTTCTATTGGTGAAGGTCGCGGCGCTGTTTATGAGCGCTATAAAGCAAAGCTGTCAGGTCTTGCCGATGGTCAGGTTTTCTACTTCACCAACTCATTACCATACGCAGAGCGCTTGGAATATGGCTGGTCTGAACAAGCCCCCGCAGGCATGGTGCGATTATCCGTCGCTAATTGGCAGTCAATCGTTGCAGAAGAAGTTGCGAGGGTTAAATGAATCACAAAAAGATAGCGACTTTACTGCGCACAAAGCTGGCAGCGATTAGCGGATTGCCGGCTGTTGCCGATGAGAATAAATCTTTTGTACCAAACACGAACAACCCCTACCTGCGAGAGGCTGTTTTGTTTAACGAGACTTTCAACCTTAGCTTGTCGGAAGGTCAGCGGCAGGATGGTATTTATCAAATAGATATTCTTGTTCCGAAAAACACCAGCAAGTTTAAGGCGCTGGAATATTGCGACTTGCTGCGTGTCTGCTTTGCTCGTCAAGCTCGCGCATTAATCGACGGCGACACTATCATCAACCTTGAAGGCTGCTCAGTGTCACCGGCGCGGGTTGAGGGGGAATATTTTGCTTACTCGGTTAGCTGCCGCTGGACCGTAGTTTTGTAGCGATTCCTTAAGGCTTCTGCAACTCTAGCATCTGTTTGCAATTCGGCTAACTGACAAGCCAATTCATGCTTTCGTTTTCGCCACGCCTCATGAGCTTCGCTTGGGCATTTAAAATACCCTAGGTTTTCTCGTCTTTTTGTAAATGGGTTTTGGCATCTTGCTGAGAATTTGCCAATGTCCTTTTTAAAGGATACTCCTAGCGGCCACTCTCCGCGATCAGCAGCTCTGTCAATAACAAAAACATTTGTCACCCTATCAACAAACACGCAAGTTTCTGCGGAATATACTTTATTTCCGACAAACAGCAGGTCTTTGTCGATCTCCATACCTTTCCACTGCTGACGCTCCATCCACTCCATAAATGCAGAAAAAATTAGCCAGTCAGATGACACAGTGCAACCTAAATAGGATGGGTGTTTTAATAGGGATTTTGGGCTGTAGCAGCGCTCTAGCATGTGATGCCATACAGTGTAAAATTCACACTTTACAGATAATCCGTTTATTTTTGACCTTACATTGTAGTCAGCGTCGTTTATTCCAACGCCATAGATAAGCTTTGCCATAACCATCACCACTTAGTTAATCACCGATTGAGGATTTGCGGCAAACAGTCGGTGTTCTGTTTTTCGGGGATCAGCCTAGCCGCTTGGTAATTATAGCTTGTTTTATTGGCAATTGTAAGTTACGCGTTACGCATATATACTAAACAAGGATGAATCATGATTCTTAACTAATTTGAGGGTATACCAATGGCTGTTATGACTTCTACCGGCACCTTATTTGCCGTGGCAGCAGCTGAGCCTGCAACTATTGATGCTGCTGGTTTTGGCGCTTTAACATTCACTAACGTTGGCGAGATTACAGAACTGCCGGAGTACGGAGCCAATGCTGAGGTTGTTTCTCATCAACCTTTGGCGACTGGTCGCACAGAGAAATACAAAGGCTTCATCAACAACGGCTCAATGTCTATTCAGTGCGCTCGCGATTCTGATGATGCCGGTCAGGCTCTGTTGGCTTTAGGCGTTACTGGTATCAACAAAAACGTTGAGCACAGTTTTCGCATCACCTATCAAGATGGCAGCATTGACTATTTCACCGGCAAGATTTTCTCTTACACGAAGAATCCTGGCGGCGCAAACTCAATGGTTGGCTCGTCTGTTCAGGTCGAAATCAACTCTGTCATTGTAGAGGTGTAACATGGCTGTCATTGCTGAAACATTAGTATCAGGCGCAGCCGGTGTTGTGTTGACGCCAACCACCATGACATCCAGCGACACTTTGACCTATCGCCAAGGTGCTGGTCAGATGCTGTCATTGTTTAACGGCACGGGTGGCTCGCTGACTGTCGTGTTAAACGATTCTGGCGTGCCGACGATTCAAGTTGAAGGCGTGGGAGCTGTTGCCAACGCTGGCGTGTCTGTTGTTATCGCTGCCGGCGCTCGCGCTGCCGTGCTGTTAGACAATAGCCGTCGGCGCTGGGATGGTGTCATCCAGCTGACTGGCGGTACCGGCATCACTGCGGTGTTAACCGCACTGAGTTAACGGTTACGCGTAACTAAAGAGGCTGGCTTTTGCTGGCCTTTTTTATTACTATTGTAAAGCCGCTGGCAGCGCAGCGCTGCGTAAGGACTCATCCACCTTGGCTAGCGGCACCTTTTAGGATGATAACTTTGATGAGGTTTATATGGCTTTTCTATTAGACGCTTTCGATACTGTCAAACAGGCAGAAGAAGGTGCAACGCTCCACTTTAAATTCCCGCAAGCTGGCGAGCTGGCTTATAACGAAGATGTGCCGGTAACTATCACAGTAAAAGGACCGCGCTCTGCTGCTGGTCGACGCGCAGTCGGCAAGATGGTTGCTCGCTCAAAAAACATTCTGCGCAAGTACGACAAAAAGCCAGATGCGGTAATCAGCGATGATGACGCAGACGCTTTGCGTAAAATCCGCGCAGAAGCATATTCAGAGCTGGCAACAGACTGGACCGGTTTTGAGGGCGCTGACGGCAAGCTGATTCCGATGACTCCCGCAAACGTTGCCGACACTCTGTATAAATACTGGGAGCTGCTAGACCAGCTGCATGACTTCATGGAGCAAAAAGACAGCTTCCTAAAGGCTTAAAATCCGAGCTGATTCTATACGTTAGACATCTGGCGTGGTTACATGCTGCGCCAGATGAAGACAAAACAGCTCGGATTGATTCGCTACCTGAAAGCCACTTATATCGACAACTGCCGGAAGTTTCAGCGGATTACCTGCTGGAAGAATTGAATAAAATCGGCATTGTTTCATCAGGCGCTAACGGAATGAGCGCGATTAGCTGGCAGGATATAGCGGCGTATCAGTCTCAAACATACGGACTGCTAACGGCGTGGGAGTGTGAAACACTGATTGACTGTTCCAGGGCGTACGTCAGACAGTACAATAGCAAGGATGATGAGCCGCCATATGTTACCGATGATGAAGAAGCATTAGCTGAACATCAGAAAGAGCAGACAAGATTGATGCGTGAAGCATTCAGAAATGGCAGAAAAGCGAAAGGCCCATAATCGGGCCTTTTTACTTTGTCGAATCGGGTCGGTGACAAACCGTCATGCGGGAGATAAACCCTGCCCTGACTCATTATATCGTTGCCCTACTCGTAACAGCGTAGTTAGGAGTCTACAACTAAAGTAGCGATTGCGATGAGCTGCCGCGATGGTGAGTGCAAATAACATAGCGCAGCCAATCCAATAGCACAAGTCCGATGAGTTCGTTATACTGTGTGCAATCTCATTAAAGGGGCGCAGCATGGCTGACTTAAGCACAATCGGTTTCAAAGCAGACCTCACAGGAATAAATCAAGCCAGTAAAGGTCTTGATGAACTGTCAAAGCAAGGTGGAAAAACTGAGCGTGCATTAGGCGGAGCAAGCGGCTCAATCGGTAAAGCATTTGCCGGAATCGCTGTCGCTGTCGGCGGGCTAGCATCCGCCACTTCTGCATTGCAAAAACTTGTCTCAGTAAGTCGCGAATTCGATGTGTTAAACGCCGGATTAATCACAGCCACCGGCAGCGCACAGAAAGCATCTCAGGCATTTAAAGCCATACAAGACTTCGCCACCACGACGCCATACAGCCTTGCTCAAGCAACCAAGGCATTTACTCAACTTGTAAACCTTGGCTTAACGCCATCTGAGGCGGCTTTAACGTCATACGGCAACACCGCTGCCGCGATGGGTAAAGACTTGTCGCAAATGGTCGAAGCTGTCGCAGATGCGACTGTTGGCGAGTTTGAGCGACTGAAAGAATTCGGCATTAAAGCAAGTTCAGAAGGCGATAGAGTTAGCTTTACATTTCGCGGCATGACTACCACAGTCAAAAAGTCAGCGGATGAGATTGAAAGCTACCTGATGCGCCTTGGTAATAATCAATTCGCTGGCGCAATGGCAAACCGCATGAATACGCTTGACGGCGCTATTAGTAACCTGTCTGACTCATGGGATGCCTTATTCCTGAACATCAGCCAGAAAGGCGCTGGCGGCGTTATTGAGGCATCAGTTAGAGGCGCAACCGATGCAATCGTCGGGCTAACTTCCGCTATCGCATCCGGTCAGATTGGCGACTACATAGATGCAATCCTTGGTAAGTTTTCAGGTTTTGGCTTTGCTATCGAATCAATCTTAAATGCGGTTGGCGATATGTTCACAGATGCCGGTAAATTCTGGTATCTGGATATGTCAAAGAGCGCCGACTTAATTGTTGGCGCTTTCGTCAGCCTGCCTGAAAACATTAAGGCGTTTTTGCAGATTGCAACTGTAGAGGTTGCGGCGTTTGTTGACCGCATCTACATCTATGCGAAGAAAGCAGCCAACGCGATGAACCCGATTACGCAGGTTTATGATCCAACTGCTGACTTTGCCAAAACAAACCAAGCTCGCGCTGCAACCATTCAAAAGATTATGGATGAGCGGCAAGCGTCTATTGACCTATTTAAAACCCAGATTGACGGCGCCGATAAAGTGCGCGTGGCATTTGATAATCAGTCCGCATCGCTAAAAGGCGTTAACGATAGGCTTGCACAGTACAAGGCTGAGACAGATAAAGCTGCTAAGTCTGCCGGTGAGTTTTCAAAAAAGATTGCCGACCTTGATGAAGAAATGGAAGCGTACACAGATTCGGCTATTTGGCTTGTTGATAACGAAAGCCAGATGTTTGAATCTGAGAATATCAGCGAAATGGAAGAAGAGCTGACCAAGCTCAACAAGAAGGTAGAAGAATACGCCACCATCTCAGAAAAAGCAGCAGAGCGCATCGAAGAGGCATTTGCTGACGCATGGCTTAATGCTTTTGACGGCTTCGAGTCAGTCGTTGACGGAATGAAAAACGCCTTTAAACGCATGCTGGCAGAAATGGCGCACATGGCTTTGACCAAGCCGATCATGGTTAGTATGGGGCTGGGTGGGTTACTGCCTAGCGCCGCATCTGCATCAACTGGCGCATTGTCTGGCGGCCTTGGATTGCTTGGTGGTATCGGCTCGGGTATTACCGGTCTTGGCAGCTTAATTGGTGGCTCATTCGGCGGCGGCTTAATGGGTGGCGGTGCATTGGTTGGTGCTGGTCAATTCGGCACTCTGTTTAGCGGCGCTGGCTCATTGCTTGGCTCTGGTAACATCATGGCTGGTCTTGGCATGGCTACGCCTATCATTGCCGGTCTTGGCGCTGCGTTAGCAGGCATTCAAAAGCTATCAGGCGGCGGGCTGTTTGGCTCATCTTTTAAAACTACCGGTCAGTCATTGGGGTTGTCTTTAGGTGGCGGCGACATTACCGGCTCAATCACTACAGAAGAGAGCCGTAAAAAATCTTTGTTCCGTGGCACGAAACGACGCACCACAACAACCGGATATGATGCATCCGCCATTGATGACGCATTCGATGCAATCTCATCTGCTCTTGGTCAAGCCGCTAACGCTTTCGGCATCACCGGTGCTGATGAAATCATCAAAGGCTTCACTGCGGCAGCTAACATAAACATCAAAGACAAGTCAGAAGCTGAGATTCAGGCGGCGATTGAAGATTGGGTCGGCAACACCACTGGCGCCTTGGTTAACGCTGTTTTCGGTGATTCGCTTGATGGATTACAGAAAGAAGGCGAAGGCGTCATTGATACTGTCGCTCGCCTAACAACAAACATGGGTGCGGTGCAGTCAATCAGCAAGACGCTAGGTTTAGGCTTCGACCTGACCGGCAAAGCTGCGATGATCGCATCGACTAACATCGTTGAGCTTGCAGGCGGATTAGACCAATTATCAGCACTGACTAGCCAATACTACAGCGCATTCTACTCAGAGGCAGAGCAACAGCAAAACCTTGCTACGCAGTTGGCGGCATCATTCGAGGCGCTAAACGTCACCATGCCAATGACTCGAGAAGGCTTCCGGTCTATCGTTGATGGATTGGATTTGACCACTGAGTCAGGTCAGCAGATGTTTGCAGCACTCATGCAGCTAGTGCCAGGAATGGACCAATACTTAACTGCACTCGAAGCACAGCGCACAGCGTCAGAGCAAGCGGCAGAGGCTGCGCAGAAAGAAGCTGAAGCCAAAGCGGCGGCACTCAAGGCTCAAGGTTTAGATTTGCAGGTGCGCTTATATGATGCACTCGGTCAGTCTGCTGAAGCATTGGCTCTGCGCCGTCAGATGGAACTAGAAGCCACTGATGAAACTCTGCGGGCTATCCTGCTGCAAATCTACGCAGCAGAGGACGCTGCAAGTGCTCAGCGTGAATTAGCATCAGCGCAGGACGCAGCAGCGCAATCAGCAAGAAATGCAGCAGCCGCAGCTACTGACGCAGCGCAAAACGCATTTGGCAAACTGCAAGACGCAGCAGAGCGCGAGAAATCACGCTTGCAAACTGAGCTTGATTTAAAACTTGAATCAATCGACAAAGAGCGGGAGGCCTTATCTGCTCAGCGCGATTCAGTCGTTGCCGGTTACGAAGCTCAAAGCGATGCGGTTCGTGATTACATCAGCAACCTGCAAGGCATCACTGAAGTTATCAACGACTTCATCGGTACATCTGGCGGCGTTGTTGACCCATTCAAGCGCCTGACGCAAATCTTCAACGAAGCTAAAGCCGGTTTAATTCCGAATCAGTCTGAACTGCAATCTGTGCTTGGTGCGATTGGTTCAGCTGGCTCATCAAGATTTGCGTCAGCAACTGACCAAGCTCGCGCAATGGCAACGGCGCGCAATCAAGCTGCTGGTATCGGCCAGTTAATTGGCGGCGCATCAGGCGCAGCTAGGTCGCAGCTAAGCATGTTGCAAACGCAAATATCAATGGCTGAAGACTACTACAGCCAGCAGATGCTTAAACTTGATGCGGCATCTGAGCAGGCTAAAAAACTGCACGATGAACAAGTAGGGAAGATTGATGAACAGTTAACAGAATCGCAAAAGCAGTTGAACGCGCTGCTTGGCGTTGATGATCGCATTTTATCAATGACAGATGCCATGACTGAATTCTATACAGCTCTTGATAGGGCAAACGAGCTAACGCTTAGCGTAGAGACCGCACAATTAGATGCCCTGAATCGTGTTGAATCTGCAATTGTTCAAGTCGGCGCCCAACTGATTGAAATGAACAAGCCGTCAGACCGTGTGTGGGTGCCACCGACACAACCTGACCGATACACAACAAATGGCGAGCCAATCTCGCAAGAGATGGTAAACTTACTGAATCAAATTCTGAGCGCGCAAGAATCAACAGCTAAGCACACAGCTCAAACTGCTAACACATTGCAGCGCGTAGAAATGGACGGCTTAGACACGAGGGCAGTAGTATGAGGGTAATACAGCCGGTTGAATTAATCTCAGGTGCTGCACTCACAAGCAGCACGATACCTGAGCCGGACACCGCAGCCGGAGAAGTGACATGGACTGCCGGAACATACAACACCGGCACGCAGCGCATACTGACAACTACCCATCTGATTTATGAGGTTGTTGCAAGCCCCAGCACCACCGACGCGCCTGATGTTGGCGCTGCTAAAGATGTGCCGACTTGGATTGTTGTTGGTTACACAAACCGTTACCGGATGTTTGATGGCGTTGTGGGTTCGGCATCTAACGAAACATCTGCACCGCTGACTGTTGCGGTGACACCTGGAAGAATCGCAACAGCCGTTGCCGCTTTCAACATGACCGGCGTGTCAGAAGTCACCATTCAAATGAATGACCCGACTGAAGGGGTTGTATACAGCGAAACCGTCAACCTGCAAGACAACTCATCAGTTGTAGATTGGTATCAATACTTCTTCGCGCCTATCGTTACTCGGTCGGAATTCGTTGTGATGGATATGCCGTCATACAGCCAAGCGACTATCTCAGTGTCATTTGACGGAGATACGTCTGTATCCGTCGGCACAATGGTGATGGGGCAGCAGTTAACGCTAGGCGTGGCCTGTTACGGCACATCAATTCAGCTGCTAGACTTTAGCCGCAAAGAGCGCGACGACTTCGGCAACTTCATTATTGTTCCAAGGCGCACTGCAAAGCTGGTGGATTTCGATATCAGGATAGACAAGGGGCGCATCGGCTACGTCATGCGAAACCTGTCAGCGCTAACTACCATTCCATGCGTCTGGGTTGGCACAGATGAATCAGATGATGATACAATTGTTTACGGGTATTATAAAAACTACATCAACACAATTGATGGCCCAGTAAAATGTTCAGCGACTTTACAAATTGAGGGTTTAATCTAATGGCATACCCACCAATAACCAGTCTTGGCACGGTGCCGCAGCGCACGCAGACGCCAGCAGAATTTGCAACCAATGCGGATTCGTTTTTAGGCGCATTGCCAAACTTTCGCACTGAGCTGAACACGTTTGGCGCTTATGTCGATACCAAAGGCGCTGAAGTTGACGCTGATGCCGCAGCCGCTGCAAGCTCTGCTTTGCAATCACAGAATTCAGCCTCCGCATCAGATGCCTCTGCCGCGCTGGCTTTGTTTTATAAAGATTTAGCTGCGGGCACTGCTAATTTTAAAGGATTATGGTCTGCGCTGACTGGCGCTCTTGCAGTGCCGGCTTCCGTTTACCATAACGGCTTAACGTGGATTCTGCTTTCAAACCTTGCAAACGTCACCACGGCAGAGCCAGGCGTTTCTGCGTCGTGGGTTGTTGCTTCTGGTGAATCTTACCAACGCTTAGTCGATAACATCTTTAAACGCGCAACGCTAGACTTGGATTTTTCCGCGAACTCACACAAAGTCTACGAGCAGTTTGGTTTAGAGCCTAAACAACTTCAGTCTGTTATTGTGACGTCGCGCAACAGCACGGCGACATATCAATCCCCTACTGCAATTGTAACAGCCGCAATCAACGCGCCACGCATTACTTACGACGCAACTACTGGAAGAGCTTTGGGTTTACTGGTTGAAGAGCAACGCACCCGCCTTAACACTGCAAGCGCAAGTGTTACAGCTCCGCAGAATGCGACAGTAACAGCAGCGGCACACACCATTAGCTTTTATGGCACTGGCTCAGTCGTGCTTTCCGGCGTGCATTCTGCAACGTTGGCTGGCACTGGCTCGGGTCGCGTTACGCTTACTTTTACGCCAACAGCCGGCACTTTGACCATGACACCATCCGGCACTGTGACTGATTTGCAGTTGGAGCTTGGCGCATTTGCGTCAACAATCATTCGAGGAAGTGAAGGGTCGCAAGTCACGCGCCTTGCTGCTTTCACAACAATTACAAACTTGGCAGAATTAGCCAGCACATTATCTGAGTATACGATTTTAGTTCAGGGCAAATGGCTTGATGATACAGTCGCTTTCGGCTTTGGCAACACGTTTGACAACTGCATATACATTTCATCAAAGCAGTTTGCCATCAGGTCTGGTGGTGTCTCTGGGCCAATTTTGAGCCTGCCCCATACAACCGATACATCGGTTAAAATTGCTGTGCGAGTAAAATCAGGCGGCTTCGCTGCCGCAGTAAACGGCACTGTCACAGGAACTAGCAGCTCATCTATAGCCCTGCCGGTTGGCATGGTACGCACAACAATCGGAAGCGCGCCTTGGGAGGGGTCAGTCACGCTGGCAAACTCCGCAAACGGCACTTTTTCTCGCATAACATTTATACCACGCGGGCTTACTAACGCAGAACTACAGGCGATCACAGCATGAAAAAACTGATACTCGCGTTACTAATTCCGCTTTGTGTGGCAGCAGCGCCACAATCGGCAATGACTATCAGCAATGGACAGTTAACTGTCAAAACCTGCGCGCATGACGCCGGCGCGGTGTGTAGCGTAAAACTGCGTGGCGTTGAGTATATTGACGACTACGACCACGGGCGGCAGATGCAGTCAGCGTCGAGCTTTGGCGGGCTAGGCGAGGCGCTTAACCCGACCGAAGCAGGCTCAGAGCAGGACGGCGTAAACCCGTCACCATCCACTAGCAAGCTGCTAGCATCGTGGCAAACCAGCAACACACTTGCCACTTATACGCGGATGGCATTTTGGCGTCCGGTTGGCTGGCAGTTTATCAGCCAGCACACACTGAGCAAGCGCGTTTATGTGATGCCGGATAATGTTATTGAATACTCAGTTCAGTTCAATGTACCGGCTGGCGAGCAGCACGAATCAGCTACTTTTGAAGTGCTGACCGGTTACATGCCGGCTCAGTTTTCAAATTTCTGGACTTATAACCCAGTTACTCAGTCAATCGGCGCGTTATCTGATGGCCCTGGTGAGCAGTCACTGCCGGTAATTCTGTCAACGCCTGACGGACAGCACGCAATGGGCGTTTGGTCGCCTGAGCTGCCGCAAGCGCTGTGGTCGCATGTTGGTTACGGTCGCTGGCGTTTTGTGTCTGAGCAGGTGGTTAAGTGGAATGCTGTTTACCGGTTTACCAACCCATCCGGAAGCTACCATTTCAGAATTTACGTATTCGCTGGCACAATGGGCGAAGTGGTCGAGAATATGCGGAGAAAAGCAAATGGCTTATGATGAAATCGGTTTAATGTACGACTTAACGGCCCCAGAAAATCCAGTTGCGCGAGAAGGTTGGCATGTTAACGTTATAGGCGCTATCGAAGGCGCTGATGAATTCATCGTAACACCTGCAACGCCTTCGCGAGTGTTTGCTGGCAATCCACCGATGACTTGCTACAAGTTCAACAGCAAAGCGCATTTTGAATCATTTTTAGAAGGGGATGAATAATGGCAGGTCCATTTGATATTAACGGCTTAGGCGCTAATTATTTTAATACGTTGCAACCCGCAATTCAGCCTAGTAACGCGTATGCTCAGTACGCGCCTGCGTTCACATCTTCAGCAACAAGCATCAGCGCTTCGCTAACCCAGCTCTGCAACCTTGATGTGCCAGCCGGTAAAACTCGGGTTATTTTAGCAGCTACGTTGACAGGACTTGAGACAACATCAAATACTCTTGATGTCGAGATTGAGGTTGACGGCGTGACTGTGATTTCAATGTCATCCACTTATTTGAACAGTATTGCATACCTAGTCGGCAACGCAAACGGTGCATCTCCGCCATCAAACGCAATTATGGCGATACAAGCTAACAGGAATTTAAAAATCAGAGCCAGAAAACCAAGCTCAACCGCCGCCATTTTAACTCTTTGGTACATCGACCGTGCATAATGTTACCTTGATTTTCGGTCGCAACAGCGCTGCTGTTGGATTGATGATTCGCATTTTAGGCGTCAGTCTGTGGCAGCATGTCGGCATTTACGTCGAGCATCTTGGCGTTGTTTACGAAAGCATCGGCAGTCGATACAAAGGCAGGCGGGCAAGGCGCAAGGGACTTGTCTGCACTCCGATTGATGCGTTTAAAAAGCGGTATGGCGCATGGAGGCCAAAAGAGGTTTGGACAGATAATGACAGGTGGCTTGAAGACTGCATAGAATTGCATGAGAAGGGGCTAGACTATGACTACGGCGGGACAATCAGCAAGTTTTACCTGTTCCAGCTTTTTCGCTTAGACTTTGGCAGCAAGCACGACGACAACTGTAGTGAGTTTGTGAACCGCGTATTGAAACGGTTTATCAGCACACACAGCCCATCCGTGCAAGATTGGTGGGTGCTATCATCATGAAATACTCCGACTTTCGCCATTGGTGTACTGAATTCCTGCTTGAATTCGGCATGCACTCCGACCATTGCGTTGAGCTGCTGGCGATGATCGTCGCACACGAATCACTTGGCGGAAAGTATCGGCGTCAGGTTGGCGGAGGTCCGGCGCTCGGACTTTACCAAATGGAGCCAGCAACGCACGATTCAATTTGGAATCACTCCGACACTATCCACGGTAAAGCGCTCAAGCTCGGCATTAAGCGTGATTTATCCAAGCTAGAATTTGATGACCGGTATGCTACTTTTGTCGCTCGCTGTTACTTGGCAATGGACAAAAACCCACTGCCGAAGACTCCTGAAGCGATGGCGGAATACTGCAAGTCTTACTGGAATCGCACCGGCAAGGCAACGCCGAAAAAGTATCTTGATGATTATAACCGGTGGCGCAATGAGTCCAACTGAGGCGGCTGATAACATGCTAGGCTTTATTATTAAGCAGCCCCTGCATGTTACATTGCGTCAGATGAGAATTGTACCAATATACCTGATATACAGCTCTCAGGGCATCCTAAAAGACATAGTTGCATCACTGAAGCTGCTAGACTCAACTCAGTCTGCAATGGCTTATGGTGCGATTGCTGCGGCTCTCATTGCAGCGATTTGGAAGGGCGTTGACTCACTGCACAGGAGCAATATCAAAGATGATGAATAGCCTATACTTTAAACTCGGCGCTCTAGCTGTCGCATTCGCTGGAGGATTTTGGCTGAATGGCGTTATGTGGCAGGGTAAGTGGGATGCTCACATGCTGGAAGATTCGCAAGCGAACCAGAAAGCGGCAGAAGACGCGCTTACAAAACAGAAAAACTTGTTACAGGAGCTAGATAATGCTTACAAAGCAGCAGAAGCACTTAAAGAAAAGCATGATCGCAATGTCGCTGATAGTCGCATTGCAGCTGAGCGGATGCGCGAGCAACTCAACAGAATTAAAGCCATGCCCGCAAGTAACAATTCCGGCACTCTCGCAGAGCGCGCAAATGCCGCAACAAATACCAGAGTGCTATCCGAGCTGCTTGGAATATCTGACTACATGGCGGGAAAGTACGCTGAAGAAGTTGGAAAGCATCGAATAGCATTGCAGGCTTGCATAAACGAATACAATGCGATACGCTAATCCTGTTTCCTTACCCAGCTGTACTTTCTCCAGCCCTACTCACTTTGAGATAGGGCTTTTCTTTTTGCGTTATAAACCGTCTGCAATGCGCAATTGAGCTGCTTGGATATTTCAGTGGCTCCAACACCGGCAGATACCATTTGCATGATTCTAGCGTGTCGTGGCGAGCCTCCGCGAGTTCTGAGTTTAACGCCTAGTGACTTTGCAATAACGCATGGCAATGATGCATCGCAGCCGTACTTGCTGGCGATAAACTTCAACGGATAGCCTTTGGCGTAATCTTCCGCAATCTGCTTGCGCACTTCCATCTTGCTGAATTCTTTAACGCGAGACACCCCGATTTTGTTGGCGTGGTAGTGAACACCCTGCGCCGTCAATCCGACAGCTCTTGCTATTTCAGCATATGACTTATTGGCATCAAGCATTGCGTACAGCTCCGGCAAGTGCTTTCTCGCTGCTCGGTTTTGCTTTTTGTACTCCGCGCCGTAACGTCTGCGCACTGATATAACAGAGTTGTAAGTGACTCCTAGCTTATCCGCCACCTGCTGACAAGTCATGCTCTCCGGCATGGATAGAATCAGCTTAGTTGTTTCTTTCATTGCGCATCCCCCGCCAAACTTGCCTCACGTAAATAGGCGAACAGCCAAGCTCTGCTGCTACACCTTTTGCATCCCGCACGCCGAAAGCCATCGCAATTCGCTCAGCATAGCCTTGATTGCGCGGCTTGATGTTATGCGGCACACCATGACGGCGGCGAGCATTTCGCACTGAGTCGATGTCAACTTTTAACATATCAGCCACTTGCCGGTTAGTCAGCTCCGCCGGCTGACTTAGTATGATGTCTGTCATTTTTGAAATTCTGCGTTTCATCTCAATCTCCAGGATATAACTGCACCAATGCATAAACCACAATGCAGGCAATTGCGCAGTCGAATAATAGCCATCCGATAAGCTCCATCAAACATTCCTTACAAATTCATATGTGCTCGCATGGTAAAAATTACCAGCTGCGTCGATTGCTCCATTGCCGTACGACTTCACGACAATTTCTTTGCCGGTAGCGATGATTCGCACTAGGGATTTTCTAATCATTTTCGAACACTCCAAGTGCAGAGTTCAGCGCCTGCCAAAATCTGAGCGTAAAGTTCAGGGCTTATAGCAAGCTCAGGCTGCTCGCACTCAATGCATTGCCTGATTGTTGTCGCGCCATCTTCGCAGATAATGAATGGCTTTCCGCAAATTAACATCATTCCTCATCCTCCAAATCACTAATCTCACAACCATAACAAAACATCGCCAGTGAACAAATGCCAACAGCTAACAGGTAGCATAGGCGGTTGAATATCCTGAATGGGTTCACTTGCTCATCCTCGCCAGTTGTTTATCTGCAAATCTCAAACCTTCAGCAACAATATGTTTGCCTTCCACATCAGCATAAGCTGCATTGTCGCCAAAATCCTGTCCGTGGCGGTAATTGTACCGACCGTCATCCGCCAGCAGTTCAGCAATGTACGACAGCTGCGCTTTGTTCTGACACGCTTCCATGGCTCGTTTAACTTTGTTGATGTCGATTACATTAGCCATTTAATAGCTCCGGATTTTGGTAGATGTTGCCGATTACTTTGACTGTACCTATCTCCTGATAAACAAGCGCAGAAAATCCGTTCATGTCATCAGATATTGACGGGCTAAAATCAAAGGCTGGATAATCGTCTTTGCAGAAGTATTTAACCTGATGATTGCTAGTCTCTTCAGTGAATTCACAGAGGTATTCAACAATATCACCCTCATAAATCTCAACGCCATTCGCGTCTTTCAGGCCGGTGTATTGCATCAGCTCAAAGTTGCGGCCAACAGAAACTGATCCGTCAGGAAAACAAATCGCCTCGCCAAATTTAAACGATCTAGACATCATGCCATTTTTAAATGTGCGAAACTTAATCTCTCTATTAGCCATAACACACCCCAATCCAAACCAGTAAAATGTTGCACACTATCGCTACAGCAATCCAGCCAAGAGCGCCGGAGCCATCTTGATATTCTGGATGCTCATCAGTGCGGCGGCAGAAGTCGTATTTGTTTAGTGGCAAGTAATCGCCATCTTTGTAACGCTTGATACTCATCATTTGCACTCCTTTGCCCGACTGCTGACTGGGCAGTTTGGTTAGTAAACCAGCTTCTCAAGCTGCATTTTTATTAGTTGCATTTCTGCGGTGTTTGATACGCTTGCAGACATCAGGCGCACGGCTTCGGCATTTCCAGCAACAAAGAAAGAAAGGTTTAAGCCAAATGCAGACACTTCAAACCATACCCATTTGATTACCGTATTGCACTCCCAATTCTGCGCATTGTACAAATAACACAGCTGCGCAATCTCACCGACAAGCTGCCACTCTAGCGGGCTGACGTCAGCTTCTGCTTGGATGGTTTTGCGGTTGGTTTTTTCATCTGACCATTTACGCACTGCGCGGTCAGTCACTCCGTAAAATTCTGCTAACTCTGTGTTTTTCATATTTAATCCTTTTTATAAATACTTCTGAAGCCTTTCCAGCATGTCAGGTCTTGAATTAACCAAGGCAATTAACTCTTGATTGCTAATTCCTGAGATTCCCTCATTGTTTCTTATGGCTTCTGCAATCTCCTCAAGAGGTTGGAAAAAGTCAGTGTTGTCTAAAAAATATTGGTGGTCTGATGATTTCATATTTTTACTTCCAGTTATGCTTGCTTGACGCATAATACTAGGCACTTAGGTTCCGGAACGCAAGTTGTATTTTATAATTTTTTACTCATCGGACCACTACCTCACCCACTCTGGATAAATACTAAACCGCTGAAATATTGCCTCTTCAGCTTCTTCTGGTGAGATGTCAGCGATGTATGGATATGGCCTTGGGTATCCTGGGAGTTTAATTGTGTATTTCTTCATTTCCGACAACCTATTGGTTTAGCTTGGCAATCTAAGCACCATCTGCACCACCATAACTGCAGTTGCTGAGGCGAAAACTGAGATGCAGACCTATAGCTTCCGCATCTGTAGCACCATTTGCACTGCTCTTTTTTACTGCTCACGCATCCGCTCCATTGCAATTTCCACCACCAACACCACCCACATGCGCAATATAGCCGTATCGTACCGGCTTAATCCTGCTGCGTATGGGTAGTTTAGTTCGGGTAGTACTAGGCGGTTGGGTTGGTTGGTTCATGATCTCTCCTTAATTGCTATAGAATTCGGAGCTTCATTCCCGAAAACATCCCATCCATCCAGCGCACACCGAGCGAACATTTCTAGACGCGGCAAGTCTCCGCACAACTCAACAATCTGGCGTCTAAAGTAATCCGGTTTTGCGCTATGCCTCCCAACAACACAGCTTTCAACTTGGCGCACTGAATGGCTCGCTGGTTTTGGCTTTCCTTTTGTTGCAATAATTGCGCATTCAGCTCCGGCGCGAGTCCAAAAGCCCATGCCGAAAAACGGATTGAGTTTGCTTGTTAACTTATTCCAGACAAAGCCGTTCATTGTTTTTATTTTGAATCCCCATGCTGAGCACAGGTCGATTGCCTCTTGGGGTTGGCTGCTGACATACCACATAACCAGCACGCAATCGTCGGCACATAGTGATTTAACATCAAGTCTCTTTAGCTGCTCAAGACTCATTACAGAGTAATGGCTTTCTGCGCCAGAAGTCATGCTTCCGCCTGTTTTCTTATTGTTGAATTGCCACGGCGGGTCTGCGTAAATAATGCTGTATTTTTTATTCATATTATCCCATTGGCCGCTTTCGCGGCCTTTAATTAAAGGCCTGCGCACTCTTCTAGAGTTTCGCCAACAAGTTCGTAGTTATCATCAGCAAACTGCTTTGCAACTAGCCATTTGTCATCTTTGTTTTTTTGGTTGAAAGCTATCAGGTCGCCATATTTCGGACTTCCATTAGCTTTATCCGCATCTGAAACACTGACTCCTGTCATGTCAAAACTTGGAGTCCATCTGATTAACTCTTGCAATCGATTCTTTCTGTAAAATGGCATTTTAAGCCCTCTCTGTTGTGGCCGCTTTCGCGGCCTTGTTGGTTTGGTTGGTTATTCGCCTGACATTAAAGACAGTGCAGCTTCTAGCTTATTCAAGGCGCTATCAAGAATGCCTGCGCATGCATCGCATTCATCCAAATCAAGCGAAGTTCCTTGCAGGTTCGCTGGGTCAATTTTTGCTTGGCGAATAGCGTACTGAATAGAGTCTATCTCGCTAATTGCTTCAATAAGTCGCTTCTGATACATGGATCGCTCCTAAAATGGCATTTGTTCGTCGAAGTCAATAGGCGCAGACTGCTGATTGTACTGCTGCTGCGGCATCTGACCCTGATAGCCTTGCGGTGGCGCTTGGCGTGGCTGGTTGAAGCCTTGCTGAGGCTGCTGGCGTTGTTGCGGTTGCATCTGCTGCTGTTGCGCTGTCCGTTGCTGCTGAGCTACCTGAGGCGCGCACACAAAGCCCAATTTAGCATCCAGAAGTTCAATCGACAGACTCAAGCCGTTATTGCCTTGGAATTGTCGAATCTTTAACTTGTCACCAGTCACTTCAACAACTGCGCCTTCGACTAATGCGTTTTGGTAAAACTGCACTTGAGTCGGAGCTTTTGCAAAAACTACTGCTTCATAGTTGGTGTAAGCATCTGCTTTTGTTTCACGGTCAAAATACTTTACCCCCAAACGGATACCGAATCCGGTTGAGTCACCAGCTTGAAATTGAGTTGCAGGTTTGTTTAACTTGCCGGTAATTGTTGTTGCCATTTTAATTTCCTCTTACTTGATTACGATTGTTGTAGCGCCACGTTTCAGCGTAGCGCCTGGAACTTCCTTGCCTGATTTTAACGCCGCCTTAATCGCGTTTTTATCCGGCTTTGTCACAACTTCCACCGACACAAATTCATCCGGAAGAAGTGATTGCTCTGTGATTTCCACCGACTCAACGCCTTGGCGTAAAGATGCAGTGAAAAGCGGGCATTCGATTTTTTGAATATTAGCCGCTTGCATGTTGTGCAGCAGGTATTCGCGCAGGCTGTTTTTGCGATTCACGATTACTTGCTTGCGGGCTTTCAGTCTATCGATTTCCGCATCAATTGCGGTCGTATCAGCTTCCAAATTTTCAGCCAGCTTGATGATTGCAATCGCCTTGTCGTTAAAATCACCCTGAATGCACTCCAGCGAGTTTTTAACCGCTTCGTCGTCTAAATCCATGCTGGATAAATCCGCCAGCGCTCCGGTCAATTCATAGAGTTTCATGCGGCACCTACCAATTCAGCTTTGCGGGCATCGTATGCGCTTTTGAACTCAAGTAAGCCAGCGTTATCGTTGCGACGTTGGCAGTGGCGAACATGCCCCTTGTAAACCGTATCTAGCGCGTTAATTGTTTTCAGGCTTGGATATGTCGCCAGCTCTTTGATTTTCCAATCGTCATACTCAAGGCGCTGCTTAATGATTTCAGCGTCTTTGTCATCTGCTTTCTGGATAGCAATCTCATTGCTCAGCTCTTGCAAGTAGCTGTTATCTTCCATCAAGCCAAGGAACACATCAGCGTTAAACCCGAGCTTGGATAGCGCCTTGCTGACAGTGTTTGTCTCAACCTTCTTTGCAAAGTCAACATCAACCATTAGCTTGCCGTCTTTGGTTGTGCGCGCCATTTCAATGGCGTTAGTAATCGGGAATTCATAGCGCTGCCCGTCAATCACGTAAAAGAAAACAGCTTTGTGGATAACAATGTGATTAATGCTAATCAAGCTGAAATCTAAATCAGACTGACACAAGCCAAATCCTGCTCCATACGGCCCGAACTGCTCAGTGGCGCATTTAAGCTGGTACTGCGGGCTGATAGCGGTATATCCACCGCGCTGGTTTACTGTCTTGGTGAATTGCAGGTCAGTCTTTTCTACTGCTGACCATAGTTTTAGGTTGCTCATTTCCATCTCCTTGCTGACATTCAGTTATTTTTTCAGCTGGCTTCTTAGTTGTTTCAGATTATCCAGTGCGCGCTGCTTCTTAGCTTCAGCAACTGCTGCATCAGAAACGCGCTTCTGCACCAGAGCAAAAAGAAAGTTGAATCCAGACTCATCTAAGTTAGTAATCAGATGCTCCAAATCCAAAATGCCATCAATCTGGATCTGCTGGTCTGCCGATGCAGTCATGGTTTTAATCGAAGAAATTTTAACGCTGTGCATTTTTACCTCCGTTGTTTGTGTTTAACATGGTAATGCAAAACTTGCAACTCGTCAATAAGAAGTGTATATTTTGCATATCAACCAATCGGAGGTATACGAATGAGCGATTTAGTTTTAATTACAGACGGCAAGCCAACAGCTAACAGCAAAGCGGTAGCCGACTTCTTTAACAAAAACCATAGGCACGTTTTGGAGGCGATCAAAAGCATGGATTGCTCATCTGAATTTAGAGAGTCGAATTTTCGGCTGTCCTCTTATGTGTCGCTTCAGAATAAGAAATTGCCATGCTATGAAATGACAAAGGACGGCTTTTGCTTTCTCGCGATGGGCTTCACTGGTAAAGAGGCCGCAAAGTGGAAGGAGGCATTTATCAATGCATTTAACCAGATGGAGTCCTTACTTAAATCAAGCGGCGGAATGATGGAGCAGATCAACCAGGCGATCAGCATTATGGAGCAAGACCAAGTTGTCGCCAGTAAATGCGGCAAAGGTCTTGTGGCATGGAAGAAGGTAAAAAAAGAGCATATCAAGCAGATTGAACGCTTAAAAGATGCGGCACAGTTAACGCTCGGCTTTAAGATGGGCGAATAGTTATGTGCGGCTGGATAAAGCTACAGCGCGACATTATGAGCCACTGGATAGCGCAAGATAACGAGTATCTTGCCGTTTGGATCCGAATGCTGGCAGAGGCTAACTATGAACCACAAACCAAGATGTTTAACGGGCAGGTTATCACTGTTGGTAGAGGTCAATTTATCTTCGGACTAGACAGCTACGCAGAGAAAACAAAAGTGTCTGTGATGCGACTGAGAAGGCTTGTTGACTTGCTAGAAAAACACCAGATGATTAACAGGGTGAAAAGTTCAAAATACTCTTTAATATCAATAGTTAACTACGACAAGTATCAGGCAGACAACAGGCAGACAACAATCACAGAACAAGCAGACAACAACACTATAAGAAGTAAAGAAATAAATAAGAAAAGAAAGACTGCAAAGTCTGCCGACTTTGAGCCGTCAGCAAAGCTGACTTTTTCTCAAAAGTGTTTTGAGGTTTTTTGGAAAGAGGTTGAGAAAAAAGGAACCGACAAAGCTGGCGCGTTAAAGGCTTTTGAGAAGTACACGGTGGGCAAGACAGATGACGAAGTTGATTTTGTCTTGAATGTGATCTGCCACTGGTACGATTTGTATTTGCAGGAAGATGAGTCAAGATTGCTTTCTGAAAACAGGAAATACCTAAAGAGCGCAGCAGCATGGTTAAACTCCGCGCCTTGGCGAGCTGAGCCGCAGGCATACGCAGAATTTAAACGGAGATACTACGAGGAAGCCAATGAAATCGAATCAACAAACTGAATCTTACTTAATCGGAGCAATGCTTCAAAGCCCAGAATCTGATTCTGCGTTGGAGGCTATTGAGCTGGTGAAGGTCAGTCACTTTACCGACCAAAGAAACCAGATGGCATGGCAAGCAATAACCGACATGATGAATAAGGGCCAGTACATCGACCATGCCACGGTTGACAACTGGATTGCAGTAAATCTGAATCAAGACTTTTTTACATACCTTGGCAGCTGCATCATGGCGGCACCTTCTGCTGCTGGCATTAAGAACTATGCAAAGACTGTCAGCGAATACGGAAAGCTGCGAGAAGCTGAAAGCCTTATGATGAGTGCGTTAAATTGCCTGAGCGAAAGCGGAGACGCAAAAACTCGAATTAACAAAGCAATGACTGAGCTTGCAAAGATTGGCTCAGCAGACGGCGACAATGGGTTTGTAAACCCATTTGATGCAATCAGCAGACTCTATGAGCGCATGGAAATGGTGAGAAGCTCATCAGGTGGGATTGTTGGATTGCCTAGCGGTTTTGAGCACATCGACAAACTAACCAATGGATTTTTTGGTGGTCAGTTAATCATCGTTGCTGCAAGACCTGGTGTTGGCAAAACATCGCTGACCATGAACATGGCTGAAAATATGTCACTGTTTGCAGATGACCCAAAAAAGGTTTTGTATATGTCTTTGGAAATGCCAGCAGAGCAGCTGATTATGAAAACAGCAGCAAACTACAAAAGCATTCATCTTTCAGACATTGTTCGCGGCTGGGTTGTTTCCCCTTCAAACATTGACGGATTGGCGCGATTTAGCTCAGTAATTGAGATGGTAAAAAGTCGCCAGTCTTATTTTTTGATTGATGAGAAATCAGGGCAGCACATCACTCAAGTTCAGGCAAGAGCAAAGCGGGCAAAAATCAAAATGGGAGGGCTTGATTGTATTTTTGTTGACTATCTTGGTTTGATTACGGCAGACGGAGAAAATCAGGTTGTCCGTATTGCTCGGGTGTCGGCAGGGCTAAAGCAATTAGCCAAAGATTTAAACGTGCCTGTGATCGCGCTGTCTCAATTTAACCGGAACATCACCGGAGAGCCAACGATGGCAAACCTGCGAGACTCTGGCAACATTGAGCAAGACGCCGATGTCATTATGCTGCTGCACGATGAGAACCACGGGAAAGAGCGCGCAGATGGCTCGCTAACAAAGTGCATCATTGCAAAGAATCGCATGGGCCAGACAGGTGAGTGTTATCTAGAGGCAAACTTGAAGTACAGTCGGTTTACCAGCACAGACAGAATGCCAGATCCAGTTGTTGAAGCTCAGGCAGAATCAGGCAGAACAGCAAAAAAGTTTGCAGGGCCGCGCAATGACTGAAATCTACCTAATCCGCCAAGGCAAAGCGCTATTGCCGGTTAACGACTCGGATGCTGAGGCGATTCAGAAGATGAAGCATGGAACGATGTACAAGGCTGAGGTTACTGCGCCGAGGAATCTTAAATTCCACCGCAAGCTATTCGCGCTGCTTAACGAAACTTTCTCACACTGGGAGCCGTCCGGCATGATTGCCAGCGTAGAAAAGCAAACAACAGAGCGCTTTGGTAAGTTTTTAATCCGGCATGGCGTCAGCTCTGATGCGGTAAGCGCTTTGCAGTCTGCTTTCTTCGATGAGCTTGAGTTTGCAAGACAGCACACTAACGGAGAAAGGTGCTTTGAGTCTTTCCGCGAGTGGGTGACGATTGAGAGCGGGCTTTACAATGTGATACTGACGCCGGCAGGACCGCGCAAGGTAGCGAAGTCGATTAGCTTTGCGAAGATGGATGAGGTGGAGTTTTCGGATTTGTATAAACAGATTCTGAGCACCTGCTGGATGCTTTGCCTAAACAAAATTTACGACAACCAGGAGCAGTTAGCTGAAAGGCTGCTGAGTTTTGAATAATGGCAACAAAGTGTAAATTCTGCAAACAGCCAGCAAGTCAGAAGTTTGGCCTGAACTATTTCTGCGATACAGAATGCGCCTACAAACAAGCTAGAGCTACGCAAGCAAATAAGGCAGCCAAAGATGCAAGTGAGCAGAGAAAGCGCGACAGGGAGTGGTTGGCTAACAATAAAAAGCGCTCTGAGTTGATAGCTGAGGCGCAGAGATGGTTTAACAAATTTATACGACTTAGAGATGCAGATGAAAATTGCATCAGTTGTGGAATGCCTGAGTGGGAAGTTATTGCGGGAACTCCAATACATCAGGTTGGCGGCATATGGGATGCTGGCCACTACCTATCTCGCGGCGCTTATCCAGAGCTGAGGTTTGATGAAGCCAACTGCCACAAGCAATGCAAGCGCTGTAATGGCGGCTCTGGAAAATTTTCCGCAAAAAACAAAACGGTAACTCAGAGGTACAGGGTAAATCTGATTCTTAAAATTGGACAGGCTGAAGTTGATAGATTGGAAGGTCCGCAAGAGCCGCTAAAACTAACAATACCAGAAATCCAGGAGCTAATCGCCAAGTACAAGGCGAAAGTGAAAGAACTCCTCCGACCAGATAAATAATTACAAAAACGTGTTGGCACCAATCACAGATGTGTTATCTTAACTCATCGGAAGGAAATAACGCCGGATAACTTGGAGAGCCACCATGAAAACAGAAAACTTCCAAAACTCAAAACCGCAACAGCAACACTCAGAGTTCACAAAAGATTTTTGCGCAGGGTATGACGCAATCACCGAGAAGTTGGCTTACTGCACAGTTGATGCGGTCAAAACTGAGTTTAATTTGGCAAATCCGTCTGGATTTAAACCAAGCTCAATGGCTGCGTATTTTTACGCAAAAGGCGAGATGGCTGCGATTCTTGACGCGGAGTGACAACAAACCACGCCGCCGGTCAGCAACCGGCACAAGGAGAAAAAATGACCCCAATCACAAACCTAGTACAACAACACGGCAGCCAAGCGGCCTTGGCTCGACACTTCAAAGTCGCACCTAACCAAGTTCATCGGTGGGTTCAAATCGGCGCGATGGTTGATAAGCATGGCAACGTGTGGATTATCACGAAGAAAGCTCAGTAGTCACAACACTAAAACAAGAGGGGGTGATGGATCATGGGTAAATATTTCGCAGTCGCAGTTTTAGACAATGGTTATCGAGGGACTATCTGGTATGACGAAACGCCAGAGATTGGCTCGGAAGTGACGATTTGGCATTACGACTTGATTGGTGTGCTAGTGTCTAAGACTGGTCGCTTGGTAGAGATTAAATGAACCACTACCACGCAGCCATGAGCGAGCTTTTCAAACAAGCAGCCATGCAGCACGACCTAGCAGCAACTGGCATACTCGCCAAGCTGTTAGAGCTAACAACCGAGCCAGCTAAAGCGCTGGCTTATTGGAATAACAACAAACAACACGTTGAGCGGTTGGCTGATTCGCTGACTGCTCAGGAGATTTCGGAATATTTGGAGAAGTCAAAATGACCCACTACGACAAAGAAAGAGAAGTTGATGAGCTTTGGCGGAATGCGCCGTCTACAGCAACACACTATGGCGGCGGTAAGTTTTGGCTGCACACGCCTAAAGCATTCATGTGTAATTGGATGGTGTACGACGGGCTTGCTTTTGTGCGCAGCGAAAATAGTTTGCCTAGCCTGTTTCCAGACTACCAAGAGCGCCCACAACACAACGCAAAGCATCCTGAAACAGCTCAGGATGCGCTAAACAAGTACAGCCGCAATATCATCGGCCTATGCGGCAAAACGTGTCAGGTTGACGTGTATCGCGTTTTAGAGGCATTTGAGGTTGATAGTCATGCAATCGCGCACAGTATCAAAAAACTACTAGCTCCAGGATTGCGCCACGCGAAAACCCGCGAGCAGGATTTGAAAGAGGCTATCAAGTCTATTGAGGCAGAGCTTTTGTTGATGAGCCAACGCTAACTCATCAGACCACTATTACCGCAAGGATGCGGTAATCTACTTGAAGTTTTGGAGGGGAATATGAAAAAACAACTGCGAGATTTAGAGGCGATGAACAACTGGATTGACGCCAGAGTCGATGCGCTTCTTGATGATAAAGAATTTCAACAAGGAACAGCGCACGAATACTACAGAAGCGGTGCTGATTGCGGTCTTGATAAGTTTCAGAATCAGGTTGCGTTTCAGCAGGCTTGCAGCGAACACGCCGAAATCGAAGCCATGATTCTCAATGCGCAGATTGATAACTTGGAGCTGAAGTGATGGGCTTCAAGCGCATCAAGCCAATCATGGCAGGCAGCCAGGCGCATACGCTGAATAAGCCTAGCCTGTATCGTGCGTGCGTTAATGGCGACAAGGCAGAGTATTGGGCTTGTGAAAAGCTGCTCATGGCGGCGTACAAAAAGGCGAATGGAAATGGATAAGATGCGGGAAGAGTTTGAGGCGTGGGCAAGCTCGGAGGGTTTGCCGCTATTGTTTTTGGATAAGCATAATTTTTACGAGTCTCATGTTACAGACATTGCTTGGCAAGCATGGCAAGCCAGCCGTCAGGCGTTGGTTGTGGAGCCTCCGCCACAGCACTCAGCTGCATACAGAGCGTATGACGGAGTTGAGCTTCGTTACGCGCTAAAGGAAGCAGGCATTAAATGGACAGAATAGATTTAATCTCGCTCAACGGCGGAGATGGTGAGCATTACGATACAGCCGCAATAGACGGCGTAGTCTACAGAAAAAACCCAAACTGCATTTACGCTTTGTATTTGCACACTAAAACAGGAAGCTGGCGCGTATCGGCGCTGGTTAAGAATGAGGATTTAAATGACAAGCTTACATAACAACATCAAAAAACTAGCGCAATCACCAGGCGGATTGCGGTTGTCGGTTCTGAAGCCGAATAGCAAGCAAATCGCCTTGAGAATGATTGAGTCAGGTGAGTTGATTAAAAATGGCGATGTGTATCGCTGGCATGAGGTGAGATGATGGAAAGGTTTACCAAAGGGCCGTGGTTTATATCAGAGCATCAAATGATCAAATCAGAGTCTAGTAAAACAGCAACGGGAGCCATTAGCGTTCCAGGAATTAGCTGCCCCATGTACAAGTGCGAAGAAGCAGAAGCCAACGCCTCACTAATCGCAGCGGCTCCTGAAATGTATGAGATGCTGCAAAGAGCTTGCCGCATGTTTAGCGGTACTGAGTTCGCCGGTCGTGCGGAAGTGTTACTCGCAAAAGCCAGAGATGAGAAATGAAACTATCTCCCCATGCAATTTTTTCACTATCGCAAGCACTAAACCACTTGCGGGAAGCCGCAGAGTTTACCGAGCAGCCACTGAAAGATGACATTAACGAGCTGGCTGATGAGTTGGAGTTTTTGAAATTGGAGGGATTGGAGTGAAGCAAATAGTGATGATAAACGGCATTGAGTATGTGCCAAAAGTTGAGGTAAAGCCAATGACAGACTTAGTTACAGCTAATGTTTTAAAGGTTTTAACTGAGATGAGATATTTTGGACAGAGTCATAAAATGCACTCGCTTGCTTACGATGCTATTTATGCAATATCTCCAGATTTAGCCAACATGGACCCTGACGACGCATTTAGGTTTGTTCGAAATGACCACTAACAGCCAAGCCACCACAATAGCACTAGCCCGCCGACTAGCTATGGCAGATAACCGAAACCAACAAGCCGCAATCGTGCAGTGTGCGGCAAAGATGCTAGATGGTGCAGATGCTGAAACGAAAGACAGCCTAATGCAGTTGATTGCAGCAACTCCGGCGCAGAGGCAGGGGATAGTTGGGTTGACTGAGAGGATGATATTGCAATGAACATTACCAAAAAATCGAAAGTGACCGCAGTGGCTTTAGCGTTTTTGCTTGGGCCGCTTGGTGTGATGTACGCGCACCCGCTGATTGGCTTTATCTTGCTTGTCGTGACGCTTGTTACGGCAGCTACGTTTGTTGTTCCGGTTGTTCTGTGGCTGTTCGGTATATTGATTGCCGCATCCGCAGTAGATAAGCACAATCAAAGCGTCGATGAGTTTATACAGGTTATGAAGGCCCGCTAGTCGGGCTTTTTTATTTCCTCTGCACAAGCTATACTTCTAGCCGTGGCCGTGCCACCCAACAGGAGTGCAGACCGTGTCTGAGCTAACACCAAAACAAGAAAAGTTTGCGCAGCTTTATGTGCAATTAAGCAATGGGGCTGAAGCATACCGACAAGCGTACAACTCAATCGCAAAACCTCAGACGCAAGCTGTTGAGGCGAGCAAGTTGCTTGCAGACCCCAACATAGCCCTAAGAGTCGAAGAAATCCGGGAAGCTACCCGGGCAAATCACAATATTACCCTTTCAGATATTCTCAAAGAGCTTGAGGAAGCGCGAAAGCTCGCACATGAGACAGGTACGCCATCCGCAGCGGTTGCCGCTTCAATGGGAAAAGCAAAGCTCTTGGGTTTTGACCGGGACAAGAAAGAGCAGCCGCAAAAAGACCCAGTAATAATTAATTTCGTTCCCGCAAAAGCGCCTAATGCCTAGCGTCGATATTCAGCTTACAGCGCCGCAACTTCAATTTGTCTCAACCGATTCGCTTCACCCTGCGATTGTCGGCGGTTTAGGTTCAGGGAAAACCAGGGCTGGAACGATGCGCGCCGTCTCGTTACTGCTTTCTGACCCGGGAGCAAACATCGGGGTGTTTCTTCCAACTTATGACCTGCTAAAACTAAGAGCAATGCCCGGGGTGGAGGAAGATTTAGCGCTTTGCGGAGTTCCATTTAACGTCAACAAGTCAGATTATCGAATTGATGTGCCCGGGTATGGCTTTATCATTTTCCGCAGTTACGACAATCCAGAGCGCATCGTATCGTTTGAAATAGCTCATGCTATCGTCGATGAGATAGATACGCTTAAAAAAGAAAAAGCTGAGTTTGTTTGGCGGAAAATATCAGAGCGTGTTCGGCAGAAGCGAAGCAAGCCAAACAGCATTGGCGCGGTGACAACGCCAGACCAAGGCATCAACGGCTTTGTGTACCAGAAGTGGGTTAAGTTGCAGCAACCCGGGTACGAATTAATCAAGGCTCCAACGACAAGCAATCCATTTTTACCGGCTGGATACGTTGAGCAAATACGCGCTAACTATGACCCGCTGCTGGCGGACCTTTACATTAACGGCGAATTCGTCAGCCTAAACGACAAGAAGATCTATCATTTCTTCGACCGAAAACGCCACCACAACCCGCGCACCATTCGTCAAGGCGAAAGACTTTACATCAACATCGACTTTAACATTGGCGGTTGTTGCTCTAACGTGTGGGTGCTTGATGACAATAAACCCATAGCAGTCGATGAGTTTACCAGTCACGATACGCAGGACTTTATAAACAACCTGAGCCGGTACAAAGGGCATCAGATAATCGTCTATCCTGATGCGTCTGGTAAAGCCAACCGAACCAATGCGAGCGCGTCCGACATTGAGATGATAAAGCAGGCTGGTTTTATGGTTGACGCGCCAGAGTCAAACCCTTACGTGCGAGATAGGATTAACGCATTTAATGCACTGCTGGCACATGACCGCATCGGTATTAACTGCGACAAGTGCCCAGAGCTTGCAACGGCATTAGAGACTCAAGGCTACGACGCGAAAGGCGAGCCAGAGAAGTTTAACGAGCACCCTGCGATAGACGACTGGGTTGATGGTGCTGGCTATTTCGTGCATCAGCGCTTCCCTATTCGTGCTCCACTTGCTCGCGGTATCAGGGTGGGTAGGTAATGGTCGATAACATCTCCGAACTGAAACCGCACCTGGTTGTTTATCTACCAAACGACATCGAGCCAGAAGAGGCGCATATTCTTTGCTTCACTCAGATTAGGATGCTGGCGAATGGTGAGGAATACGCAGGAGATGCTGACTTGATGATACAATTATTGGCACGAGCTTTGATGGATGCGATAGGTTGACGACATGAGAGCTAAGAACTACAATGAAAACGCTTTTACGGAAAACTCTCTATGTTCAATGATGCGGTTCGAGCTGCATTATCTAGACCCGCATCATTCCAGTGTTGCGGGTTTTATTTTTTTAGAAAGTAAGGAGTCACCATTGACAGAGCCAATAAAATTCCCAACTCAACCAAAATTCAGCAAAGAGCAAGAGCTTTACAGCCGATTGCATGACTTGGTGCATGAGTATGACGGCGAGCTTTCAATGGTTGCTGTTGTTGGCATTGTTGAGCTTTTGAAGTTGCATGTTGTTGAGGTGACTAAATGATTAATGCTGCAGATAAGTTATCTAAAGAAGATAAGACAAATCTAGTTTCAAACGTGCTTGAGTTAATGGTTTTTTCATTTGCTGCAGGCTTCATTTCTGCATGCGCCATTATCGTGGCGCTAAAGCCATGAGCAACCTAATAAACGAAACCGAGCAACGCACAGTGTACCTTGGCAGGCTCGCGTCTGGCTTATTGAAATCCAAGCTAGTGCCGACATTGGAACAAGCTTACAAAGCCGCCCGCCTAATTCTCCTCGGCGCAGGCGACAACATCAGCATCACCAACCGCAACAAAGTTACTGCGGCGATTCGCCGGGCTATTCAAGAGATTGATTCGAGCGGGTGGGAAGATATTACCAAAGAGCTTGAAAGCATAGCGATATACGACGCTGGTTATTACGCTGGATTGGTAGGCTCTGCTGTTAGCATCAAGCTCAATACGCCTGCCGATGAAAAGGTTGTTTCCTACATCAACAAATCGATCATGAGCCTAACCTCCGGCCAAAAGATTGACGCCGGAACGTGGGCTGAGTTCGTCAAATCTGGCATCAATACGCATGCAGACTTGGTTGATTCAATCGTAAAGTCAGGCTATGCCAACGGGCAGACTGTGCAGCAGATGGTGAAGCAGCTTAGAGATTTAACTGACGGCCTCGTGCGGAATCAGGCGGATGCGCTTGTGCGTACAGGAATAAACCACTACGCCAACAACGGGCGCGAAGCAATGCTGATTGACAATGATGTTGATGAGGTTGTTTATACATCGGTTTTGGACAACAGGACTACAATTCTATGCATGTCAAGAGATGGCAATCGATACAGTTTGTCAGACCCTAAGCGCCCAGCGTTGCCAGCTCACTGGAATTGTCGTAGCACCTACATTCCCGCAATCGCCATGCAAGATGTCGATACAAGGGCGGCGGTTGGCGGGCAGAAAGGACCAGAAGCAGCGGAGAAGTTTGAGGAAGCTCAGGCGAAAACAGATAAGAAAGTGCGCAGCCGTGGCCGCAAAGATTCCGATATCTTCAAAGCCGGGCAAATCAAATACACACAATACGACGAATGGCTTAAACGCCAGCCACAGTGGTTTGTCGAATCTGCACTTGGCAAAGGCAAGGCTGAGTTACTCCTATCCGGCAAGCTGTCATTAGCGCAATTCGTTGACCTTGCAGGCAGGCCGCTAACGCTTGCAGAGTTGCGGGCACTAGACGGTAACTGATATGCGGAGCTATAATTGACGCGCCAATAACGGCTAGATTGACTGTGAGACTGACAAAATGAATGATGAAATGAAGTTAGAGCAAGAAATCAAAGACAAAGGCTTAACGGCTCCTCGAATCACACCCCTCCATATTGATGAAAGCATCGTATCGGAGCAATACCATGTTTTCCACGGTACAACGTTCACTGTTTGCCTG